CGTTTTGTACAGCACCTTGCTCTGCAACCTTATAGATTGTTCTAATGACTTCCCTGTTAATTTCAGCAAGGATTTCAGTAGAAAGGATGTTTGCAAGTTCTGCCTCTGCATTCAAGCCATGAATTGCTTTCAAGTCTTGAGCGAGTTCCAGACTGTACTCTGCCTTTAAAGCACGAGACTTCGCAGTAACTGTTACCTTCTCGATGGAGAATGCCATCTGGTTGAAGGCATTAGTTGTAGTACCATCAAGTTTTTCTGCGTCGTCTGTACGCATACCCTGACCAACGTTGTAGCCAGTAGATGCAGCAGAACCAGTTGGGTTCAATACAGCAGGGTTAGTTGCACTAGCACCAGTTGTACCCATACCAGCCTTGGTATCGGTCATTCCGTTGGTTAGGTCGAAGCCATAATCCTGTCCAGAATATGCAGAATCTGCTTCGTTGTAGAATGCTTCGGTTCCCTCCATGCCATTTGGTCCAGGACCAACATAGCGTGAACGCATTGCGAAGATAAGTCCAGTAGGACCACTCATTGGTTGAACACCAGCAAGATCGTATGCAACCAAATTAGGCATTGCACGACGGATCAAGCTGATCAATACAGGGTCGAAACCTGCAGTTGGGCCTGAATCAAACCCTTGAGCACTACCACCAAATCCAGCAGTAGAACCAGAATTGGTATTACTGTTTGGTTGTTCTGCAAGGAATGATCCTGACTGAGCAAAATCTGTTTGCTCTCTTAAAAATTTCTCTTGGTTTTCGAGCAGGACTGCGGTTACTGCTTTACGATGGTTGTCTTGTATTGGATCAAGACCCTCATAGTCTAGAAGCGGCTTCCACTTTTCCTGCAACTGTTCTGATTGGAACATTTGCTTAAAAATAAAGTTTACGTTTGATTAATATTTAATTCAGTTACTTAAACTGAGATAGTGTCTTAAGGTATGCACCCATAGAACCACTAATTGATTCTGGTGAGTTGTCTACACCTTCTGAAAGGTTCTCAGCTTTAGTTGCTGGTGCTGCATTAGGGAAATAAGATTCCTTAAGAGTTACCAACTTTTCACGATAAGATTCTTCACTCTCAAACTCTACACTTTCGGAAAGTGAAGCGAGCTTCTCCTTCTGAGTGGCTGCAAGCCCTTCAGAAACTGATTCGAGGATTCCATCTGCAACCGACTCTGCGAGTCTGCTGTTTAGGGAAACGTTCTTCTCAATTTGCTCGTTGAGTTTTGTTTCCATTTCATCTAGTTTTTCTACCATGCTCTCAAGCACATCATATTTTTCTTCAGGGATAGTTACATAATGTTCTTCAAAAAGACTCTTCATTCCACTTAGGAATGACTCTGACATTTCGGTCTTAAGACCTTGCTCCACTGCAAGTTGATTCTCAGTGAACCATTCGTCAGCAACATATTCAAGATAAGAGTCAACACGTTCGTTAAGTTCTGCTTTGACTCCTTCTACTTCCTCAGTTAATTTTTCTGAGTACTCTGTTTCAAGAGATTCTTTGATTGCTGCAACTCTAGAAGTAATTGCTGCTTCAAAGATTGTTTTTGCTTTCTCTTGGAATTCTTCGGAGAGTTCCTCACCAGCAAGTAGTGCATTAACATCTTCTTCGATGTCAAACTCTGCTATGGTTTCGGTCTCTTCTACAACTTCCTCTTCAGTAGTCTCTTCTTCTGCAACTACTTCTTCAGAAGTTTCTTCTTCTGCAACTACTTCATCAGTAGTTACTTCTTCTTCTTCAATTACAGATTCGTCAGATACTACTTCTTCATTAGTACCTGGTTTCTCGTCTTTAGGAAGACTACCTGATTTGGCACCCTTGTTTACTACATCCTTAACTTGCTTAAGTGATGCACCAGGTGTTTTTAACTTTGCCGAATTATCATCGGGCTTGTAGTTATCTGGTGTAGGGCCTCCAAGATCCTCCACATTTGGTGTTGTACCACCAGTTGTTAGTTTTGGCATAGGATCTCCTGCCTTTGCTCCCGCATTAACAGCAGTCTTGGATTGCTTAGTGCCTACTTCCATTTCTTGTAAATCTCCACGAGACATTTGAAACTCTCCGATTTTTCTGTAATTAAAATCTATATTTATTTAGAAGTTTAAGAATTTACAATGATTTAAGGAAATCATCGAATAATCCTAACTTATGCTCTTCGAGACGCTTTTGGTCTACTAGAGTATTGATTGCTTTCTTGGTTTGCTCTGCGAATTTCTCTCGCAAAACACCACCTTCCCATACCCATTCCTTACCTTCCATGATGCCTTGAACAAAAGCATCAGGTGCAGATGGATCAGCAACAATGTCAGCAGCAGTTGCTAACATAAAGTCTTCACCAACTTCCATGAATCCTTCTCTATTTTGTGAAATTGAACCAATTCCACGAGAAGAAACTCCAAGAGTAACACCTTCTTTCAAAAGTGACTCTGCGATTTTACCCATTGGTGTAGATAAAATCTGTGCCTTACCAATAAAGTTGTTACCCTTCTGTTCCAAGGAAACAATTTTATGGGAAACTCTATCGAGGTTCACGGTTGGACCATCGGGATGACCTAACTCCCCTAAAGCACGACCTTTATCGATATACGCTTCAGTATATCTTTTCACCTCTTTCTGCATAACAGGAAGACGATACATTCTCTGATTACGATTTACCGTTTCAGTCTGAAGAAAAGGCCCTTTAATATAAAGAGTCTTCTTACCACCTCTACTTTCGGTGATAACTTCTACAGATTCAATTTCTTCTCTAATCAGTTTCATTATGCATCCCCTGAAATTTGAACTTGTTGATACCAAAGTGATCCAGTGCCATCTGCTCCATAAGAACTTACGGCAATAGATTTATGTGCTACTGCATAACTGTTTTGAGTATAAGCAGTAGAAATTCCACTACTATTTACATCACGCAAATGCAATTTAGCCTCACTATACCCATTAGGAACATAATCCTCATTAATTCCTGTAATTTCTTTGTGACTAAGATTCCAATTAGAATCATTAGCACCTGATATAGTAATAAAGTCACCTAAATTAAATGGATTTTGTTGACCTTGAGGTAAGGTGATAACGGTTGTAGTTCCAGAAGATTCAATATTTTGAATCTGATTCATACGAACATCTAATGCTATAACTTCAGGTTGTGAAGTAGTAACAACATAGTCAGTTGCAGCTGCAGTTGCAGTTCCTGTGCTTATTGCTACATGAGCAGAAGCATTAAGAGCAACAACTCGTAAAGCATTCGATTTTACTGCAAAAGTACTAGATACTACTGCAGATCCTTTTGTAATTGCAATGGAAGATGCTGTTCCAACGGGTCTATGTGCCATTATCGTTAAAAGTCCATTTAGTATTTATTTATAATCAAGCTCCTTCAACCTCTTCAGAGTCAGGAGTATCATCTACTTCTTCCTCTTCAGGTTCTTGGAACATGGTATTTGCTACATCTGGTCTTACCGCATCAACTTTGTCAGCAGATTTTGCAAAAAGCAAATCTTTTATTTTATCGCTGATATTAGAAGGTGACTCATCGGCAGCAATCATATCCATTAATTCAGTTTGAGTAATGTCAGGCATGGTAAAGTATCATATTATAAAGTATTTATACGTATGTTCTAAGATAGTATTAATGAATACCACTCTTCGCTCATACCACTGATGATATTATCAGCCGAGTCTTTATCTTCTGCATATCCTTCTTCGATCAGATGCTTTAACACCTTCTCATAATTCTTATATGCTTCTTGGGTTTCCCGTGGAGTCGGCTTCATTGTTAATATCTAATTTTTTTCTATTTATATTTCACCACCCTTCGGCAACTCTGTTCTACCACCATCTTTTGCACCATTAAGATCTGGTTCCATAATTGGAGCACCCATATCCATTCCTGCTGCACTTTGATCTAATGGCATTCCTGTCTCTGGATCTACTGGTATAGATGGATCAGGAATAGTTCCATCCTTAATTTCCTTTTTAATAATCTTATCCTGTTCAATAATTTCCTCATCAGTCTGACGAAGAATCTTACGTCTTACATAATCTTGAGAAAAATACCTTCCAACATATGGTTCTGCTATTTGAACGCTATTTAATCTCTCATTTAATAACTCAGATTCTTTCAATTCTGAGAAGTGATTATCATATAGGAAGTCATATTGTATATGTTCACTCATCGTTTCCCAGTCTTCTGGAGTGATTACATTCTTCAAAATTAACTGGGTTTTGAGCATATCATTGAACATATTTGCAAATCTTTTACGCAAACGTGCAACGAATTTAGTAAATTTTAATTCATCTCTTAATATCTCTGAGGATCTTCCCAAGTTGAATCCTCCTTCTCCGTCCATTCTTGATGGGGGTACATTGAGCGACCTATATAATTTCTTTTTGAAGTACTCAATATCCGTGATTTCACCAAGGTTTTGGCCTCCAGGCAGAGTAGAAATTTCAGTACCACGCCCTCCTTCTCGTCGAGGTAACCAAAAATCCTCAAGCATCGCCATGTATTTTTTGTCATCTCGAACTTCTCCTGTAGATGCGTCGTATACAAGTTTGTTACGATATCTCATCATTACATCTCTGAGATATTGCTCTGCTTTGACTTTAGGTAAGTTACCTACATCTATGTAGAATATTCTACGTTCTGGAGCACGGGATAATCTGTAAATTACAAGACTATCTTCAATCATTCTAAGTTGATTGAGTGACTTGATTGATTTATGAAGATATGAAAGAACAGACCCCTTATTTCTATCAACTAATCCAGAAGTGCAATATGTAATCGAATCCTTTGCCATCTTAATTCCCTGGCTTGCACCAGTTGCATTAATATTACCTGTAGGATACTTACCACCTGGATTGTATATAAAATATTCTTCTATTTCTGGGAATCGATAATCCATTGGATTATCATTATTCTTCATTGTTAAATTTTTTCCATACTTATCATTTTCATTCTTCTTCTGCTGACGAACATGACGCATTTTCATTGCATCAATATAACGAAGTTCCTGAATCCCCTCCATAGGTTTCTTCAGATCAATAATTTTATGATAGTAAATTCTACCATCAATATACCAGTTTCTATAGATCTCGTGAGATTTTTTATCAAAATCTAATAGATCTTTAATATATTTAAATTCATCTCTAATTTTATTTTTAATACCATCACTAGCATTAAGATTAGAGAGTTCAATTTCTACTGGACTATCATTTGAATCAGATACAATTGCTTCATTCACAATATCTTCAATGGCACTATCCGCTTCTGGATGAAGTGCCATTTCTCTATATCTTTTTATTAAATCATATTCAGTTCTATAAACACCTTCAATATCTACATGAGTACCAAAAAAACCACTACTCAAATAGTGATCTACCGAGTCCTCCGCATTAGGAGGAACTGGTGAGATCGCTGTAGGAGATAGTGGTTCGGTGTCCTCTATCGAGAACCCAAATAACTTAGCCATGATTTATTGTATCTTTCTTCTATTTAGTTACCCATTAGGACCGCCAGCCCCAGCAAGAGAGAATGTCTGAACTTGGAAATCGACGGTAAATTCTTCGATTGCATCTGAAGAATCATAAGAAAGATCAATAGCAGAGATATTTGTTGGGAAAATATCAACAAACTCATACTCTTTTAATACTGCATTAGCATTTCCATCACTGGTCTTGCTACTTGAAGATGCTCCTCTACCGAGTTGGTAAACTTTAGCATTAGTCATATATGCTGTAGGATCTGTAGCACCAAGGTTATTTGAAAGTTTTGAAATTAAATCCATCCACTCTTCAAATGCATTCCTAAGTTTAAACCCTTCATCATTTATGATTGTAACTGTCCATACATCAAAAGTTCTGTCTCCAGCAACTTTGAAAATACGACCCCTGAACGGAACATCAATGTTGGCAATATTAGATGCAGGTAAAGACGCTGCTTTACACATATATCTAAAATTGTCGGCATCCCAAGTAATTCCAGCAGGTAAAGTTGTTAATTCAACTTCAAATAAATTAGGCCTTGCACCGCCCCCAATGAGGGCGGCTTTAAATTGAGAAATCGTTTTATTCTCTCTGGTTGTTGCCATTTTTAGTGTGCTCCTTGTTGTTATTTAGATGATAATCAATTAAACTCGACCTGCGACTTCTTCAAATGAAACGCCTGTTCTAGTAGCAACAAACGTAAGTGTTACGTAGTTGATAGACTTGGCAGGTTTCAAGAAGATGTCAGCTCTAAATTCATTGTTATCGATAACATCAGGGGTATTGTTTGTTGTATCGCAAACAACTAAGAATCCGTAGAGTCCTCGTTTTGCTTCAATATCCCTTAAGTAAGGTTCAACAATGTTTCTGAAGTTTGCTCTGGTCAACTCATCGTTGAGTTCAAAGAGTTGTGCTTCTGCAGCCTTTTGAAGTGCTTGCTCAATCGTTAAGAATAAGCGACGAACATTGATTCTATCAAAGGCAGATGCATATGCGAGAGCAGTCTTATCACCAAAGAGCAGTGTTCCTGTTCCTGGTTTTGTAATAACCGCATTAATTCTTTGCGGATATAGTTGATCTCTTTGATCCTTAGTAGGATTATATGCAAGTTTAACTGCATTATTAATCATACCTCTTTGCTGTCCAGCAGGAGAGAACCAAGGATATGCAACAACATTTGTCCTACACATTAGTCCCGCTACATCAGCGTTAGTTGGAATCCAACGGAACTCATTATTAAATCTATCGTATGTATACTTATAACCACTATCAAATATTGCATAAGATGATGAAGTTAGTGGACTAAAGTATGTAAGTAAATTAGTCGTCTGCGTTGTTGTATTGGTAACATTAACAATGTCTCCCTTATGGGGTCCAATAGTAGCAACACAATCCTTTCTGTCTGCAGCAATAGCAATCAATTTATTTGCTTTTGCTTGTGATTGATCCTTAGCACCAAGACTTGGGCCCATGATCAAATAATCAACTTGAACTTCATCCTTGTTAGAGAACTTATCATAGGATGTCATTAAGTCTGATAATGTGGCAGTCATACCACCATTTTCACCAGTTGCAGGAACTCCAGCAGTGTAATCTTCACCACCACCAAGAGTATAAGTTACGTTACCGATAGCAGCGAACGTATTATCCTGTGCTTTTTGACCCCAAAGACCTTGAGCAGTTGTGTTCTTAGTCCAAGTAGTCGAGAAACCAGTTGCTCTTGGTTCAACAGGATGACCAGCCTTAGTATTATGTGCTGTGTCAATTGCTTGTGATGGATTGTATCCAGCATAAACATTTGGTGAGAAATCTGCAAGGAACTGTTTGTACCAGATCTTCTGTGGAGAATTTACTGCAGATATAGCATCTAATGCTTTAGATAGAGATACATGCTTCTCAAGAATCTGTCCTTTAATTCCAGTAACTGTTCCATAGTCATCAACGATAGCAACATGAAGACCGTCATTCTTACCGTTTCTGTCAGTTACATAAACGTTAGAAGTTGGTTTTGGTGCTAGTGACTTCCAGTAAACTACTGAATTCTCTAGTGCCAATGTCTGATTGTTGTACCAATCTGATGCTGTTTGAACACCGAATGATACAGCAGTTTTACCACCACCAGTAGTACCAGTGTTAATACCAGCGTTATTTACGAACCAAACATTATCAGATGTATCGAATGATGCATACTGAGTATTCTCTGCATAACTTATTTTAGTTTCATTTCCACTACCATCAACTCTTGCAGTAATCTTAACATCAAAACTACTTGCACTATCTGTAGAGTCAGTAGTAACACCAGTAATAATACCTTTAAGATATCCACTGAATGTTGATGTGCTTCCTGCACCAGGAACAACTACATCTGAAAGTGCAGCAGTAACACCGTAACCTATAATAGCACCAGCAGCATATGGGTCTGTCGTTGTAATTCCGATTGTTTGATCTGCTAAATCATCAATAAAGCAAACTTTTAGTCCATTAGACCAAGAACCTGGGTTCTTAGCAGACCATGTATAAGCTGCAGACTCACTGTAATTTTCTTGATAATCATCATAATTCTTGATTTTCAGAACAGATGTATTAGCAACACCAACACCAGAATTGGCGTTATTTAAATTCGTGTTGTCTGTTCTACAAACTTTTAAAACACCACCGTATCCTAAGTAAGATGCTGCACTCATCCAATATGCATATTGTGCATCTGTAGATAGTGGTTTTCCGAAGACATTAATCAAGTCTTCTTCAGTAGAAATATCAATAGGGTCATCAATAGGTCCAATTGGAAATGGTCCAGCAATTGCACCAATGTTATCCAATACATTCTCAGCTCTTCCTACCGTTAAGTCAACCTCCCTGGTCAGTACTCCAGGAGATAATTGAGGAGTCGCCATGCTTTTTGTCTCCGTTAGTCTCAGTTTATCTGAAAATATTTATTAAAAACTACATTTACGACAGGTATTCCCACATATAAGACTTATCACCATATTCATCTGCCTTAAACCATTGATCACCTTCTGCATCAACAAAAGAATCTTCTCCCAATCCATCGTCCATAAACCCAAATGGTGCCATATCTTGTTCTATTGCATTCTTCTGTTCTTCATATAATCTTTTTCTCACATCCTGATCAGTTAATTCCTTAAAATAATCCTGTTGAACTAACCATGCATATATGACAAGGCACATTGCAAGGTCATCATTACACCCATCTTCCGCCTCAAATGAATTATTTTTTTGAATGAATGTAGTTAATTCACTCATAATATCATAGTCGCATGAGAGAAGTTTATCCGACTCTATTAAGGTCTTTAAGTTAAGAGCACCAACTTTCTTTACAGTCTTGGACATCTTAACTCCAAGTTGCGTCTTTTTGCCAGAGAAACCTTGACCTACAACTTGACCTGCTCTACCTCTCATAGAACACATTAACAAATTTTTATACTCTAAATCATAATTTAATATAGATGCTACTTGATCTCCTACATCATTTACTTCACATAAAACAAATGCATCATTATAACTTTTCCCAACATCGTTAATGATGGTAGGGAATAGCATTGGTTTTATTTCATTATTTCTATACTTAGCTACAACTGAATGGGGAAATTCTGTAATATCAATAACTACAAAAGCAGAGTAATCTTTATTTACACCACGAGCAACGTCTACTGCTATAGCATAATCATGACCTTTTATTGGATCAACATATACATCTAAACCAGCACTTCTTGTAGATGGTTCTTGATAAACCATCGTTCTTAATTTACTTGGTGCAATAAGAGTATCAACAGATCCTAAGAACTCACACTCAAACTCAATCTTAAATTGCTGCTCGGATGTGTTAGCGATTGTTTGTTCTCGCCAAACCTCGTCCCTACCAGGAACTTCTGACCAATGAACATCAGTTGGAACATATTCATTCTTTCCTCTTTCCGCATCATGCCAATATCTATAAAAATGGTTCATCCCGTGAGGGGTAGAAACCATTATTACTTTCGTACTTTTACCACTAGTAATAGTAGGATAAACAGAGGCAAAAAACGAATCAGCAATATGATTTGGAACGAATGCAAACTCATCCAAAAACAGGATGTTGAAAGACATTCCTCGAACAGCACTGGCAGAAGTTGACGCAGCCAAGATTCTGGAACCATTTTCTAACTCCAAACTACCTTTATTCCAAGATATAATACCTTGCTGCATCCATTTAGGTAAGTTCTCATATGCAGTTTGTAATCTACCTAAGAGATCTCTTGCAGTTGCAGCTTTGTTGGCAAGAATACCAATATTTACATTATCATTAAAAACTGCATAATGCAATAGATATGATACAGACGTAGTAGACTTACCAGTCTGTCGAGGCATCTTACAGATATTAAATCTATGATCGTGGAAATTTCTAATTAACTTTTCTTGAAAGTCATATGGTTTAAAACCAACTAAACCTTCATCCAAACTAACAATCTTTACATGTTGTTTAGCAAAATATACAGGATCATTTTTACATGCCATAAATTCAAGAACTTGCTCTTTAGTAAATTCTTGTTGTACATTTGCTTTTTTTAAAAGTGGATTACCTAAGTAAACCTCATCCATTGTTGCCATAATTACATCATTTCATATTTTCCAAATTTTTTATCGTGGTCTATTGTTTTTTGTTGTAGTTGTATAATTTTTTCTAAATTTTCTACTTTCTTTTCTAACTCTTTAGTTTTATCTTCCCCCTGTTGTTTGGAGGATTGGTTCTCCAGGTTCATGTTCCGATACTTGGTAGTTCCAGAGTTTACATCCAGGATACACTTTTCTCACTTGATCCTGAACCTCTCTGCGTGATGGTTTTTTGACTGAAGGGAAGAACATCTTTATCATGTAATTCTTTCCTCTCCAAGCCAAATATACGTCGATAATATTTCCGACTTTATTGTAATCTGGTAAGCGAGTTCCCTCTTTTATTTCATCAGATGTATCTATGTATGAGAATCTATGTTTTGGTACTTTCATAGGTTCTGGTTTAATTATGTCAATAAATTCATAAGAAACTCCACTTAATTCATTTTTAAAACTGGTATCTTCATCAATTTTATGATGACTTTCACCACATTCTATACAAGGATCTTGTCCACAATCTTCACATTCACAATCCGATTCTTGCAATTTAACAATCTTATCACCAACCTTTACATCATTTTCTGCAAACCATCCTCTATTAACTTCTAGTGCAAACATAACATCTGCATCAGAATAAACAGGACTGCTTCTCAAAGGTTCTAATTCTTTAATACTTTCAATAACACCTTCTTCACTAATAAAAGCAATGTCTAATGGAATAGTAGTATGTCTCATATGGAAAGACTTTTCACCTACTTCATCGAAAATGAATAGCATCCCTGCATCAGGATCTAAACTTTCTCTAAACATCAGACCCAATTCAAATTGAGCATGTGTCTTTGGAATTTCGATTTTAAGTGGTAGTCTTCTCATTGACTCTCCTAATCCTCCTCCATTACCGTTACCATTACCGCCATTTCCATTACCGTTTCCGTTACTGGAATGACCGTTTCCATTACCATTTCCATTTTTCTTTTCGGTATCCCGAACTAAGTAACCACCACGAGCAGTATGCCAACCCTTTGGTATGGGCTTACATTTCTTCATATCGTGGCAATAATATTCTCCTTCAGGACACTTTTTCATAAGAAAATTGTCAATACCTATTATATATTTATGTTACACAGTTATTTTATCTGCTTTAACCGTAACAGTTGCTGATGATGAACTTCCCATTGTTACTTGGAATAATAAATTACTACTACTAATAGTTCCGCTAAATGTTCCTAACATAGACCCAGTTGCAACAGCAGATTCTTCAACTACTGTTACTGTGGTCCCATCATGTATAATTGAATATTTACCAATCTGATAATTAGATCCTTGTGTAATAGATAATGAAACAAATGCTCCACGATAAGATGCATGTGCAAAAGATAATACTGTTGTTGCACTTGTAGAAGAAACCGATGTATCTGCTTCAGTTATTCCTGCAGCAGTTCCTGTTGTGTCCTGATTGAGAGTTGCAACTCTTGCAGCAGCTACAGTACCTGAAGAAATATTTGATCCATTTAATGTAGTTAAACTTGCACCAGATCCACTAAATGTTGTTGCAGATAAAGTTCCACCACTGAATGTTAAAGTAGATGCATCTTCTAATTCTCCAGAAGTACCAGCAATTACAACTCTTCCTGAAGTTAGGTCAGAAACCTTAGCAGTAGAAGCAACTAATCCTGAACCACCAGAAATATCAGCACCACCATCAACATCTATAGAACCAGTAAATGTCGAGTCTCCTGCAACACTAAAATCAGTATCATTAAGTAATTGTAATTCTGTACTCTTCCATCTTCCAGTAATGGTTTGAGATCCTGCTTTAATATGAGCAAACTCAAGAATACCATCTTCAGAACTATCTGATGCATCTGAAATCTTACCTGTTATCTTTGCGTAATTGATTTGCTCATCATTGTCATTTTCACCTTGAAATTTAATTTGACCAAGATAATCAGCATCAGCTGGTGAAGAACTATTTCTATAAAGAAGTAGTTCTGGACCAGCAGCACTATCAGCAGTAGTATCTGTAAGAGTTAAATCACCAGTTACAGATGCTCCCGTCGA